CTGGTGTTGGAACAGGAAAAAAACGTCTCCGCGCCCTTGCCGACTGGCACTTCAGCGGGGGCGATCGGTACTGCGAGGCTTGCGAAGCCCTCGAGGCTTGCGAAGCCCTCGAGGCCTGCAAAGTCCCGTGCCCGGACTGCCCGGCAAAAGTAAATCGCCCCCAGACTTTCGAGGGTGTGCAGGTCTGGGACCTCGTCGGGCGTTTGGGCGGCCAGCTGCGCGCCACAAAGCAAATCATCCTCGGCTGGGACATGGGTGCGGCCCTCGCCATGGCGCGTGCCCTTGGCATCAACGGCCTTGTGGCCATGGAGCTGCTGCCCGAGATCGAGGCGGTGATGGTAAAAAAAGTAAACGAACGGATTGGAGAGCAGGATGTCCGATAAGCGCGTCTTCGTGCGTCTCGCCGCCGTGGGCGGACGTCAGGTCAAGGCCGAGCTGCACGGCATTGGCGACGCCGGTGCCCGTGGCCTCGGTCGTCTCTCGCGCGAGGTCGATATTGCAAACGCACGCCTCGCGGCCTTCACCCGCCGGGCCAAGATCGCGGCAGCGGCGGCTGGTGCGGCTGTGGTTCTTGCGGGCGCAGCCATGATCCGCTCGGGCCTGCAAACCATCGACGAGACAGCCAAGCTGGCGCAGTCGCTGGATACAACCGTGGAAAGCCTGCAAGTGCTGGAGCGTGCCGCTGATCTCTCAGGCGTCTCCATGGGCAATGTAGAGCAGGCCACGGTGCAACTGACACGACGGTTAAGCCAGGCTGCCGCAGGTGCAGGCCCTGCCGTCGATGCACTTGACCGCCTTGGTCTGTCTGTCAGCGCGCTGCAAAGCCTGCCGCTCGATCAGCGCATCGCTTTGATCCAGGACCGGCTGGCAGAATTCGTGCCGGAGGCCGAGCGTGCCGCTGTCGCCTCGCAGCTCTTTGGCGACCGCGCAGCCCTTGTGTTTACGCGCATCGATACCGCCACGCTGCGCCAGGCCACCGCTGATGTGAATGATTTCGGCATTGTTGTCTCCGAGCAGGACGCCGACCAGATCGAGCGCACCAATGATGCAATCTCACGGCTTGGCCTGATCTGGCGCGGTGTGTCGAACCAGCTGGCGGTGGCGGCAGCGCCAGCGCTTGAGGCAGTGGCGGATGCTCTGGCAGCCATGGCGCGCACCAGCGGTCCGCTCGGTACGGCCATCAAGGGTCTGTTTGAGAATATCGGGCGGCTGACCACATACGCTGTGACCTTTGCAGGCGTGATGGCAGGCCGGTGGGTGGCAGGGCTTGTGGCCGCGACGTTCTCGGTCAGTGGACTGGTGACTGGTTTGGTTTTCCTGCGGGCCGCGTTGATCCGCACCGGCATCGGCGCACTGATCGTCGGCGCGGGCGAGCTGGTCTATCAGTTCACCCGCCTTGTCGCCGGTGCCGGTGGGTTCGGCAACGCCATGGACCTGCTGAAAGACGTGGCAGTCGAGGTCTGGGACCGGGTATCGCTCAGCGCCGACGCCGCCTGGGCACGTGTCGAAGCTGGCTGGGCCACAGCGCAGGCTGGTATTTACGACGGGCTGCAATCAGCCACAGAGGCGGTGGTCGGCTGGGCAAACAGCACCGTCAATACCTTTGAGGGCACGTTCCTTGCGGTGCAGGCAATCTGGGGCGCGCTGCCCGATGTGTTTGACCGCGTTGGCGCGCTTGCGATCAATGGCCTTGTCGAGGTGATGGAGACCGGGATCGCGGGCATCACGGAGGCGATCAACACCGTGCTGACCCTTGGCGGTCGCCGTCCGGATTGGGCCATCACTGCGCCTGATCTTTCCGCGTGGCAATCGGTTGTTCCCGAAGCCGTCAATCTCGGAGACCGCGCAAGGGCGGCCTACGACAGCGCGTTCTCGGACAATCCATTCCAAGCACCTAATCTGTTTGGCGGAATGGCGGACGATGCACGCGGCCGGGCGTCTGGGTATTCCGAGGCGGCGGGCATGCTCTCGGATGCTGCCTCGCGCCCCATGACCGCATGGCAGGCGCTGAAGGATGCGGTTTCTGGCGCGGGCGATGAAGGCACGGCGGCACTCGAAAGCGCTGCAACCTCGGCGAACCAATTCAACGAAGCACTCGCGGACACCGAAGATCAGGCCGGGCGCGCAGGCGGGGCGGCAAAAAAGGCAGGTGAGGACGCGGCCAAGGGTGCAGAAGCAGCAGCCACCGGGTGGCAGGCGGTGGTGAATGCGGTCAGCGAATATGCCGTCAAAGCGCGCGATGTGGGCGCGGACGTGGGCAACGTTCTGGTCGGTGCGTTTCAAAGCGCGGAAGATGCGATCGGGAACTTCGTCAAGACCGGCAAGCTGGACTTCAAAGGCCTGGTCACCTCGATGATCGCGGACCTTGCCAAGCTCGGCGCGCGCAAATTCATCCTCGGGCCCATCGCCAACGCGCTTTCAGGCGCTCTGGGCAATCTCGGCGGCATGTTTGCGGGCGTATTCCATCAGGGCGGTATCGTGGGCGGGCCTGCGCCAACGCGGATGGTCCCGGCCATGGCCTTTGCCAATGCGCCCCGCCTGCACAACGGCGGCTGGGCTGGCCTCAAATCCGACGAAGTACCCGCCATCCTGCAGCGCGGCGAGCGCGTGCTATCGCGCAAAGAGTCCCGCGCCTACGGCGACGGCGGTGGCAATGGTGGCGGCGCCGTCACGGTCAACATCATGACGCGGGACGCGGAGAGCTTCCGCCAATCGCGCACGCAGGTCGCGGCTGACATGGCGCGCGCAGTCTCTATGGGCCGGAGGGGCATGTAATGGCGTTTCACGAGGTCCAGTTTCCCGACAACATCAGCCGGGGCGCGCGCGGCGGGCCGCAGCGGCGCACGCAGATCGTGGAGCTGGCCTCAGGCCGCGAGGAGCGCAACGCCTCTTGGTCCGCGTCCCGGCGTCGCTACGACGTTTCCTACGGCGTTCGGCGAGCAGACGATCTGCACGCGGTGGTCGAGTTTTTTGAAGCGCGTCTTGGTCGCCTTTATGGTTTCCGGTTCAAAGACTGGGCCGATTACAAGTCTTGCGCGCCCTCAAAGGGAGTGTCCGAAATGGACCAGCCTCTCGGCATCGGCGACGGGACCACCACATCCTTCGCGCTGAGCAAGGCTTATGGCACCCTGCCACATGTCTATCAGCGCAGCATCGAGAAGCCTGTCGCCGGAACAATCCGCGTCGCGCTGAGCGGTGCCGAGCAGTTCAACGGCTGGTCAAGCGACCCCTCCACCGGGATCGTCACCTTTGATGCGGCTCCGGATCCCGGCGTGACCCTCACCGCAGGCTACCAATTCGACGTGCCCGTCCGCTTCGACAGCGATCTGATGGACGTCACCCTCGATATCGAACGCCTCGGCTCGATCACCTCAATCCCGCTGATCGAGATCCGACTGCTGTAATTTATCCTGCCTGAGGCACTGGACCTGACCCAGCGGGCCTCGCAGGCCTGACGCGACCCACATCATTTGTTCACGGAACCACATCCCATGCAGACTTATACCGCCCTTGAACATCGCCCTGGCGATACGCCCCAGCTTTATGATCTCGGCGGTGGGCTTGTCACTCAGAACACCTTCGGCAAAGTAATCCGGCTTGATGCCAGCCAGCAGGTGACAGCACTGACCCCGGTGCCAATTGAGGCCGAGGAGCGCTACGCGTTTCGCGCTGTGTTTCGACGGGCAACGAACAGCCCCGATCCGTCCGACGACGCGATTTCCTGCGGCATCGACTGGCTGGCTGCGGATAAGACGGCCCTTTCAACCACCACCATTAACACCATCCTCAACTTCAGCGTCGTGGATGGGCGGCGCGAGGTTCGCACCTCAGTCGTGGCCGAAGCCGAGGGTCCCGCCAGCGTGATAGCCCCGATTGGCGCGCGCTACGGCGTCCCATGGGTGCGCACATTCGGCCTTGGGCACGCAACAGACGTCGAGGTCTGCAGCCTTGAGCGGTTGCCTTTCGTCTCAGTGCCCGTGGCGCGCACCTTCTATGTCACCATGGATGGCAAGGACCTCAATGAGGGCAACTCGCTGACCTCGCCCCTTGCCAGCATCACTGAAGGCCTCACGCGCGCCGCAGCAGTTGCCCAGCCCTGCGTGGTGATCGTGCAGCCCGGCGAATACCTCGTGCCCTCTGATACGGTGATCCCCGCCAATTGCGCCCTTTACGGCTATGATCTGCGCGTCACCAAGCTGAGCCTGCCGCCGGGCCAGGAGGTGAACAACATGTTCCAGATGTCCAACGGCATCAAAGCCCGTGGCTTTACCTTCTCAAATCTGCGCCATGAGCCCTATACGCTGGCCGGTGGCCCGCCGCAAAAAGGCTGGGCTTTCGTCTTCAAGCCAGGCGAAGTCCTCACCCGCTCGCCCTATATTGCCGATTGCTCGCAGCTGCACAGCTTCACCCAAGACCAGATGGCCCTGCCGGTGGATAAGGCCGCAGGCAATCCGCTGATGCCGCGCGGCGGTGGCAACCTGCTGGCCGACGGATCGGTCCTCGCCCCGTCCTCACCGCTGCGCTCGGTCGTGGTCGACAGCTTTACCGCAATCAATCCCAATGGCGTCGGCTATGCCGTCACCCGCAACGCCTTTGTCCAGCTGGTCTCGGTGTTCACCAACTGGGCCCGCGTCGGCCTTTGGGCCCATGACGGCGGGCAAATCACCGTCGCCAACTCCAACAACACCTTTGGCGATTATGC